GCCAGTGGAGATATCAGAGTCCATCATGTCTACGATTTTCATATGGCGCTTGTTGAAGTTACGCTGATTAGACCATTGAGTAGCGGAGATGCCCTGAATCCTTTGCGATGGCATCCAGATTGATGGCTCCATATAGCAAATTAAGGGCACAAAAGGATAGGTCTCAACGACTCCAGTCTTATCTTCACCGTTATAGACTTCTTGTCCGTTGAGCATGATATGTAATTCAATATAGGGACGATCAACTTCCCGTATGTCTAGGACAGGGGGCAAACTGGCCTCCTCTAAATCCATAGACCGAGCATCATCCCTAAGTCTTCTTAAGCGTCCAATCCCCATTTTTAAAGTTTTGATTTCTTCTGCGCTGAGATCGGTTATATCGCGAGAGTATGAAGAATCTTCATCTACAAGGTACTTTCTTTTCCTTGTGGTACGCTTATAATATTGGTCATAAGCCATCAGATTTCGATTTCGGCTTAGAGTAGTAAAATTTGGATGGTACGAGAGAAATTTGTCATCTCGAAAGGCGTTTTGAATGTTGTCAATTTCTTTTGGATCGACAAAAGGAAGCAGTTGCTTTATGATATTTCGATCAAGAAGATCTCGTGTGATGGCAAACGCGCAGTCTCTTAGATCAATCCGCTCGAAAGTGGGGTCGAGATAGAATTGATTAAAGCAACGCTTAAAAAAGGAGATATCACCATTGATGAAGTCACGGCTGTAATCCATCTGAATGCCGCAAAGAGACATTCCAGATTTGAAATTTTCATCAGCTGCGTCAAGAAATGTGGAATAGCCTTCACCCTTGTCCCAAACATAATAGGATAGTTTGGTCATCTGGTCGGCTGTTTTTTGATCACTTCCCTCAATTGGGCTAAAAACTATGGAGTTAAGATTATCGCGTAAATAACCAGAAAAGAACTCAAGAGGACGGCGCATTATATTAAGTTCAAGCGGCTCGCGTCCCTCTTTATCAAGCTGCAAACGCTCTTTTTCCGACCAGGTATAACCCGAAGCACCTAGGGTATAGACTTGAGCATTGGAAACGAAAGGTGACCAATAGTCGTGAGCATAACGGTAGTTCTCCTGGAACTCTGACCAAACTTCTCTTTCATTGAGCATTCCTGATTTCTATAAAGTTTAGCTTTTAAACTCAAGATATTTCTTTTACAAATCTTCTGCCTACAATTTTCTTTAAGATTAATTGACCTCGTGCTACATGTGAATTATAGCTTAACCCCAGAGGTAGCATGAAAAAATTTATAACGTTAATAGTAGCATTATTTATAGCATTTACAGTTGCCGGTTGTTTAAATCATCATCATCATAAAAAGGATAAATCCGTCAAATCTAAAGCTAGACCAACTCTTTATGTTCAACCCCAATCTAAGGCTTTACCTATTGATAAAGCGCCACAAATAATTGTACAGGCTGAAAAACCTGTCGCTCCTGAGCCTTCAAATGAAGCTCCTTCTGTCGAAGTGATTGTGCCTGGTGAGAGAACTCCTGAAAAAAAGGAGAGCGAGGGATGGTGGTTTTGGTAGATGAGCTGACCCCAATTCCTCGTAAGGAGATGGAGGTCGTCTTTTTTGTGCAGCTCAATGACAGTTTCAGTGGATTAGAGATAGGCTTCGTATTCAAATATTAAAAATGGGGATTGAAAAATATCCCCTTTCTCTTTTAAGTTAGCAATTCAAAATTTAACGAGGTCTTATGCGACAATTTTTGGTTTTATCCCTACTCGCTTCTGGTGTATTTTTTCTATGGGATAGATCAGTTAATGCTCATCCAATCGATATCCACATCCCAACTTCTCACGACTTCATGTTTGAAATGGAATATGAAAGAATGAAAGCTAACCAGGATGCTGAAAAGGTTCTAGAAGATCCTGAATCTTCAAGAGACGATCTCGATAAAGCTTTAGATCAGCTCTATGGCCCAAATGGCACTCATGCTTAGACTAATTCTGATGGGCAAACAACTGCTTTACCAAAGAAATGTTCCAGCGCCATTCCGCATCCGTAAAAGATTAAGACGCCAATCAAACAGATAATTGACATTTTGAAAATGAATGATTTTAATATTAATTTGATCATATTTATTCTATTCCCTGTTTTAATTTCCTCTTGATTCTACATAAAGTGAATGTTCTTTAATTATTTCTGACATTTGAAAAATTAAAGCTTTCTCAATAGCTTCCATTTTTAGAGAAGCGCTTCTCCTTTCTGCTGACGAAATTATCATTTCTTCTAGCAATTTTTCTATATTATTCATGTGTAGTTTTGGAGTGGAAAATGAACAATTAAAAATAGAGGCAGCAAATTCAGGAAATTTAGATAACTGAATTTCTAACTCCATCATTGATCTTTTCCCCATATTTCTAGATTCATAATATTTCCATTTAGGAATAGAAAGAGCTTCTTTTATAGTTGTGATATTCATGTATTTTAATACATTTGAAAGTCTTACTGAAATTACAAGATCCTCTATCAATTCTATTTTCATTTGATACGCTCATTATATGGAATGCCATATTTTCTCTCATAATGCCATTCCTTCCATTTAGCTCTCAAGTACCAATAGCTTCTAAATCTTCTCATATCCTAAGCCTTCTATTTTCTACGACTGCCTTATGCTTCTCTAGTGTTCCTTTCATCGATCCTACCGTCTCAATATGAGTCGCCGCCTGGCAAGAATAGATGAAGCAGTCGGCGTAATTCGATGAAGTGTCATGGTATGGTTCATCTAGATACTTCCCATATTGCTCCGACCACTTCTTACGGTACTTCCCTATCTGATCAATGAATGGCTTTACCCGAGCCATATTGAATACGCACCGATCGAACTTAAGCTTGGCATTCGCGATGTTAAGATTTTTATCTGTTCGTTTGAGAACTTGGAATTTCGTCGACGTACCGGAAAAGAGCCTACGGAAGTCACGTTCATAGGTGTTCTCAACCACGATCCCATCCCTATGGGCAGCGTCATGAGGTAAGAAAATAGTGTGATAGAGATATTTTTTATCTTGTTGCAAGTATCTAGCATAAAAATCTACGCCTTTGTTTTTATCCTCATAGTAGTCAATAAATCTTATTTCACCATGAATAATTTGAAAGAAGCTCATCACCGTGAGGTCATTAACACCGATATCCATTGCAACATACACATGTTCTAGGGCATCATAGAGCGGTGTATTCAAGCATCGATTGCTTTGGTAAGCCTTTTCTATGCACTGCTGGAAGTAATACGCATCAGAACTTGAAACGAACGCCTCAGAGATAGTAGAGGGAAATTCCTGCTTCATCTTCTCGCCCTGAGTGCTCTTCTGATGCGCATACCAGTTGCGCTGATGTTGATCGATCTTATATCCGGTCTCCTTCTCGATCTTATTAAAGTAATCGGTCATTTCTACGCCATAAGTAACGGATTGACTCATAGTGTAAGAAGGCTCTTCCATCCACGGGAAGAAGTGAAGGCGATATTGCAGCGGTGAAAGATTATCATTGCCTCTTTCATGGGCTAAGTGAACCATCTCCGCATAAAAGCCTTCATTGCCTTCCCCGGTGCTTTCAATAATGACCCTGCTATTTTTCGAAATCGCATTGAGCGTTCCAGTGATGACCTCCTCCGCTTTAACCGGATTTCTAGCGCATGTCTTACCGAATTCGGATACGAGGACAGACTGGTAGGCTCCTCCTCGGAGGGTGGTGTCGACTCTGATTGATGATCCATTTTCAAAGGTAATCTCCCTGGCTGATTGTTGAGTGATCCTGGTCATGGGTAGTATCCATGAAGGTAAGTGATCTAGAGCATGTCCGATGATACGTTTGAAGATATATTGCGCGTGTTCAAGCGAATAGCTGACAATCCCTGCGGATAGATTGTCGTTGAATAAAGCCTCATCCAGTAAGTAAATAACAGCGAAGGTTGACATCCCTAACTGTCGCGCTTTCAGGATGAGATTGCGCGTATGCAGGGAATCATAGACCTCTTGCTGCACTCTATTCATCCGAAACTTTATTGAGCTACCGTCACGGTCTACAATCTGGTATAGATGGTTTAGTCTCCAACGCTGCGTGCTCAATTGTTTCGCTTCTGGACTCTTCAGAAATTTGTCTAATTCCTGCTCGCATTTCATGAACGATCAATTCCTTTAATTCAGTAACATTTTCTTTTTGACCCAACCATTGCTTCCCAAGCCATATAGCCATATTTGGCTTCGTCTTAGCTTGGACAAACTGATATCTTCGAACGCTAATTTTCCCGCACTCCGAATTCCTTTTATAGAGTGCCGAATAATCTTCCCCGAATGTATCTTTGCATCCTTTGCGAAGAGTATCTTCATTTACCTTCAACATTGAACATATTTCAGATTGCGTACATTGAAGTGCACAAAGCTGTTCAAACAGCTCCCAGTTAATAATCTTTTCAGGGGGGCCAACGGGCTTTCCGGTGGGTTTTCTAGCCATCTACCAATTCCTACCAATATCTACCAGCTCGGTAGCAGTCAGTGTCATTTTGTAACCGACTCTAATTCTCGTTTAACGTGTTCTTCATTAAAAATATCTAAAATTAATTGATGTACATCGACGCAAAATAGTAACCCAAAGACAACCAAAAGGGACTGAATATATAAATCCATTGAATGATGTATTCTAGCTTTGCGCTTAGCAAGTTCAATAAATTCTTCATATGTATTCGTCATTATTTTTAGAGTTCATGCCCACAATTAGGGCAAGTTTTCTTCTGCTTTTCCTTTTCTTTAGGCTCTTCTGAATCTATCTCATCGATTGGCCCCATCGCAAACTCTTCAGCAGTGAAACCGAAATCTAATAGATCGTGCTCATCCCACTGGTTAGCTAGCACATCAAAGTCCCAAGCGCCAGAATTCCGATTGAGCCGGATATTCAGCTCATCGATATCGGCTTCTTCTAGTTCTGAATCTGGAACGAAGCATTCGACTTCCTTGTGTCCCATCTTCTTCAGAACTGCGATACGTTGATGTCCCCCTATGATCATTCCTTCCTTAGTGATGATGGGCTTATCGATGAGACCAAATTTAGCCAGCGACTTTTCAAGATGAGCAGCATCATGGTCACTAAGTTGACGAGGATTTTTAGGATGAGGCTTAAGATCCTTGATCTTGCGCGTTTCAATTTTCCATTTGATGGATGCTTGATTTTTAGTCATCATCTATAATCTCAATGGAACGCACGTGCTCCATATTGGTTATCAAAGTAAAATTTCCTTCCGCGTCTTTGGAGTGCCAAGCAGATTTAAAATCGCTATCGATAATGCCTTGGAGCATCAGGTTGTAATTCTCGTTGAGATTAGAAATTTCTCTATCACCATTCGAATATGTTATAACAATTTGCTTCATGTCCCTCGTGAATTAAACATCTATAGTTGACATATATAGTTGAGGTCTATATTTTATCAACCAATAATTTGACAATAGAGAAGCGAAAGGCCATAATATGATACAGAGTATAATGGAACACAGGGTGCCTGAGACTATGGCAGAAAGAGTCGATAAAGCCGTAAATATCATGCTTGAATGCTTTGACCTTAACGGCATTAATAAGTCCGAAGCCGTGAGTGCCATGGCCTCTCTTCTAGCGAGCATTTTATCGCATTACGATGATCGCTCTCACTTTGATAACGTCATCAAGTTAATGGTTGATGCATTCGAAGATTCCAGGAAATATCCGAGATAAAAACCTTAAGCGCCTGAGTATTTTATTAAAAATTGGGGATTATGCTAACCTTGGGCGCTTAGTTTTAAGGAGAAGAGGTGAAAGAAGAAGTCAGAGAACTCAAGTGCTTGAAATGTGGACATGTTTTACTTAGATGCACAGGGAATGCGACGATTACGGGATTGAGCAATTTTAAATTAGAATGCCTTGGTTGTGGGAATAAAGATAATCCTATTGAAATAGGGATTTTGACAGAAGTGCTAGATGTGTAAACAACTCTCGCCTAAAGGCGGAAAGCTTTTTGATGCCCAGGATAAGTTACCCCAAGAGTCTCGCGACTATTGGCTTATCTGGCAATTTATTGTA